CGGAGGTGGTGGTGGGGGTCCTCCTAATTCCTCACCTGAAGGTGGTCCACCAAGTTCTCCTCCCAAAGGTGGCGGTGGTGGTGTTCCAAAATCACTACCTCCAAAGTCACCTCCACCACCAAGTTCAGCGCCTGGTGTTGGAACCGCTCCACCTGTTTGACCACTAAGTTGACCATAAAGTTTGTCAACATTATCAAATAATCCGGTCTTACTAATAACCGCAGCAGTGTTTTGTAATTCGGCGGAAACCGCTCTTTCTAATCTTTGTTGTTGTAAATCCAACTTAATTTCTTCATCTGAGAATCCAAGTATGTGTTTCTTAGCCCATGATTGAGATGTTGGTGCGATACCTTCAATTGCGGTAGTTGCGTCTTTATACAATAACATTTTTTCTTTCCAAACATCAATTGCCAATAATTCGGCTTGTTTTGATGGATTTGTCAACCCTAATGTAAAGTTACCCAATTCATCTTCAAAACCCAATAAAAACAAGTGAACAATAGCCACCTTGTTTAATTCGGCAATCATTGATTTTTGAATTCTATTAATCGTTCTTGCGAAACGAATATCCAATAATGACAAGTTTTTACCATCACCTACCGTCTCCTCAAATCCTAAGAATGCTTTTGGAATTCTTAATGCGGTTAACAATTTCTTTTGAATATATTCAATATCCGCAATCTCCGATAAGTTTTGAGCTCCCGGTAAAGTGTCAATAGGACTTGGTGCTGACGGGTCACGAACAGGAACAAAGAAATCTTGGTCAACCGCCATTTGGTTGTATCTCATATCCACGTTACCTGTTTTTGAATCCGTAACTTGGTCTCTTTTAAAGTTATTAGCAAATTTCTGAACGTAAGGTTGAACGTCTTTATCATCCATGTTACCAACGTAAACTTTGAATACACGTCTTTCAGGTGCTCTTGATGTTCTATAAATTAACATCGCATCTTCCGCTAACACTAATTGTTTCCAAGTTCTACGTGCCTTTTCTAACATAGAAGTTCCGTATGGTAATCTTCTATCATCACCCAACAAACGGAAGTGAGCAATTTCCCACGACTGATATTCCATTTGTTTATTTTTCCAAGCAAATTTCAGGGCTTTTTGTTCATTTTGTCCCGTGGCAACCGTATTTGGTGTCATACCTCTTTCAATACGTTCCATTTCAATGTTTGGTAATTGGAAAGAACCTACAACTCCTTTTTCAGGGTCAAGTTTCAAAAACACAAAATTGTCACCATACTTACATACGTTTCTTGTCCACATTTGTAAGTTAGTGTTAACATCCAATACATTGTTAAATAAATCAGTCAAAATAGATTTAATTCTTTTTGATTCAGAATAAATCTGTAACAAATATCCGTTTTCATCTACTGTTGTAGACTCTTCAGCGTACGCATCCAAAGCCGCAGAGATTTCGGGAGTATACTCCATACTCTCATAATCATAAAATGCTGATAGTCTAGTTGGTTCGTAATAAACGGCTTGTTGGTAAAGATTATTTTCTATCTTTGCCCACTGATTAGAAAGAAATGCGGTTTGTTGTGCTTGGAGTTTTTCTAACTCGTATTGTCTTTTATCAGTAGTTCTAAGTAATTCTTTTTTATCGTACTTGTAGACAGGGGCATCTTGACCCAAAAGGGAATCAGGTCCAAAGGTTTGGGTTAACCTCTGCCATATAGTCATATTATCGCTCATATTATTAAATATAATTTGATATTCATTTATCTAAACCCCATTCCTCCAAAGACCCATCTATAATCTTGATAATCTTGTCTGGTTGGTTGATTTCTATAAACATTTTTATCGGATTCCCTATCATTGAATACAGGTATGTTAGGATTAAAACTTGTTACGTCTGAATTGTCATGAGAGTTTACCGCCCAAGATTCTAACATAACTTTTGTTAAATCGTCCACCTTTTTCAATTGAGCGAATGATAACTCACTTACGTAAATTCCCATCGCCAAACTCATTAATAAGTCATCATGTTGACCTTTCATGTGGTCAGGTCTTCCATTAAGATAAACAAATGTGTTCATCTCATTTAACAGTCTCAATGAGTAAATCCTAAACCCATGTCTAATCGCTTCTTCAAAGGCACTGATAATTTGAACACGTTTTGAGTTAAAGTTAATACCGGGTATTTTGTCGGCGGTTTTTGGGTCAAATTTCCATTTATTCCCCATCTCAACACCATCCACATATAAATCTCTGTAACCTAGTTCTTGGAGTTTTCTTGATGTGGCAACACCCATACCGCCTGTAATATCAACAACAATATATGCCGAATACATGGTGGCCCATTTGTATGCAATTTCCGCCAACATATCAGGTGGTGTCTTTCCAACATATTCCAAAACCTGTTCTCTTTCATCAAAATCTATGATTTGGATAGATGAAAAATCTTCAGAGTCTCCACGAGATACGTCTACACCCATTACATATTTGTGCCCCATTTGTGGTTCTTTCCATATCCATAAACTATTTGCCATCATTTTAGATGATGGTTCTTTAATCATGGTTTCAGATAATTTTTGAAGAAGGTTTGAGTCAAATACGTTATCACCCGAACCCAAGAAATTACACTCTAACTCCTGAGATATTTTTCTTTTATCATACTTTAACTTTTTAACCATTGACTCAAACCATGCCGAACATGGCTTGTATCCTTTGTCAATAAGTTCTTTAACATATTCAATGTCCCTTTGATACGGGTCACCGCTCAAATCAAGTATCTCTGTGTTTGGATAATTGTTTCTATCTAATAAAAAATCAACCAAACTGTCCGTCTTAACCATTTGTAAGTCTCGAGTATAACGTGGGTCACGGTACCAATACATGTCGGATACCTTGAATTCGTTTACTCCTTTAGAGGCTTGTTCGTAGATACTATAGTAAATTGGGTCGTATCCGTTTGGTGTTGAAATAACTATCACTTTACCACCTGTAGAAAGTGACGCCATACAAGCCGCCCAAAAATCATCATCGGCATCAATGTACGCCGCCTCGTCAAATATAAGTATGGTTGGGGTATAACCACGAAGTGCATCTTTTGATGTTGCAACGGCTTTTACTTCACATTTGTTTGTTAGTTTGAAGTGTCTTGCGGCGTTCTTTTCAGGTGAGAAACCAACATTAACCCATTTTGGCCATTGTTCGGTAAATTCCCTAACTTTGTTTGCCATTTCCACCGCAGTATCCAATTTGTTGGCGATTATCAATATTTTTTCGGGTTTGTTTTTGTTTGCAAACACCAATCTTTTTGATACCCAAGCTGCGGTAACTGTAGATACACCAGCCTGACGATATTTTAAAGCAATATTTTCATTGTAAGAATCATAATCCTGAATCAATCTAACTTGGTCAGGAAACAATTCTAACGGAACGTATTTTGATTGAGTGTTATCGTAAGTATGTAAATACGTTTTTAGTGCGTATGGTGTATTCTTAATACACCTTGCAGTTTCTAAAAGTAATTGTTCTTTAGTTATAGCCATAAAAAAACCCTATATTAATAAATATAGGGTTCTGTTGTTATTTAGATGGGCCAATCCCCATACTACTTAGGAAATCATCTAAATCATCAAATCCATCATCACCATCGTCTGTTGGTAATGTTGGAGTTTCGTCATCTCCGTAGTCTTCATCGTCTTCATCATCATCCTCGGTATCCATACCCTCTCTCGCCTTTTTAGCTTGAGCTAAAATATATTCAAATTCTCTCTTTGCCTTCTCATTATCTCTTGGATTTTCAGACAAAACATTTTTTACAAGTAATAAAAACTCTTCCGCTGGTTTTCTGTAGAAATACATTTTAAACCAGTTGTGTAAATCTCCAGCATCCTCAGCAAATATTTCATCAGGTAAAAGAGTTCTCATTTTTTCAACCATCTTAGGTCCTAATCTTAATTGGTCAGGCTCAGCCATCATTGTATCTGTTTGTCCCATAACATCGGCCGCAGTAACAGGGTCTTCAGGTAATCCAAATTTAGCCAATGCCGATTCAACAGCCTTACCTAACTCGTGAACCATAATAACAAACGTTGTTGCCCTAACAGTAAGTTTTACTTGTGGTTTTGGACACCAATTTGTGTCATCATCTTCAGGATTAACTTGTGATTGAACCTGAGGTGATTGACATAAATAATCAACACCGTTATAACTAACAATATCACGTTTATTGTATGTTTGACCAGCATTCCACTCAGGATATCCCTCTTCTTCGTCAAAATTAGCCTCAGCAGAACCTCCCGCACCTTGACCTGAAGAAGACATTGCTTGAATCATGTCGTCCATTGACCAATACAACAAATCATTTGTCGCCATAATTTTGGCGTAGGTTCTTTGTAAGTCAGGGTCTATGGCATCTAATGCCGATTTTACACTTGGGTCTAATATAATCCAATGGAATTTTTTAGCACTTCCTTGAATTAACACATTTATAATTTGTCTTTTGTGTTTTTCTAATTCAAAATCCTCATCGGTTCTTTCCATTTCAAAAGATGGAAAAGAAAAATCAGGTGTTTCATTCTCTTCTTCTTCATCCTCATCATCGTCAGGTTGTTGTTGACGTGTTTCAGGTCTTGTTCTAAATTGTGATGCAGGAATACCATACAAATCAACAAATTCAACATCAAATAAATAAGAACAATCGTCAATATTATATTCTTTTTGAATTATATCTATCGCAAAATTTACTAACCTGTTCATCGTTTCGGGATTACCCATCTCAAGACGTATTACTTTTTGAACGTCATTCATCATTTCCATTGCTAACATTCTAATAACAGATTCTGATGATAGATTTTGTCTTCCTGTAAATCTACGAGCCATTTGAATAACTTCAGCAAAACGTTGACTAGCGTTCTTTTCCAAATAAGAAGATTCTCCCGGTACTTGTGGAATTGCAGGGTTACCTTGGAAAATAGTTTCTCCTGCCGCCAATCTTTGTTGGATACCTGGTGATGGTCTTTCTGGATTATCTCCAAAATCCATCGGTGCTTCAGTTCTTAATTTTTTTACCATTTTACTTTCCTAATAATTGATTCAAAGCGGATATAAACATTGATTTATAATCTTGAGCTCTTGGTTTTTCTTTTGGAGTTTCCTTTGGTGGTTGATATGGATTTGGTTTACTTGGTTTTACACCCGGTTTTGTTTTTGGTGGTGCGGTTCTTGGTTTTACTGCCGGTTCTGCTGCTTCCATAGGATTTGATTTTTTGGAAGTATACATTTTTCCAACCGGTTTGTCCAATTTTTTGAAACTAACCAATTGCATATTTTCATTAATATGTTTTTTTACCAATTTAATAATGTGAGACTCTAATAAAGATTCGTAAGGGTTGTTACCTTCTTTGATAGATTTTTTTACGTCTTTAACACATCTTTCGTATTTCGCCATTTGCGGTTTAGACCAATCACTTCTTTCAGTCGTTCCAAACTCTTTACCCATTTGTGATGTACAAACTGCCCAAGGATTGTCTTTTGATTTTTTCTTGTTTTCTAAAATATCAAAACCATCCGCAGCATTATTATAACCATCGTTACTAGATGGACCATTGTCATTTCCAACACTATTACCAGCGTAAGGGTCAAAACCACTTTCTTTTTCAGCGGAATCGTCTAAATCGGCATCTTCACCCATTTCTGTCATAGTCACATTAATCCCTTTATCATTTAAATCTTTTGCGATTTGCGATGCATTTGGGTTTTTACTACTGACCATAGTTGTTGCCTTTACTTGTTCCCCCAAATATTTGGTATATAAATTATCAACTTGTTTATCAGATAGGTTGATTAAAAATTTTGATGGTAAACCATTTTCCATCAAAAAAGATATTTTTTTAGTTCTCATAGATTTCTTCTTTTTCAAAATGTAATAACAAATCTCTTTCGTATAATTTGTCTTTTATTATTTTTTCCGAATCACCAAATTTGAAAACTAATCTTTTTTCGTTTTCACATGACTCATCGGTTTCCCACGCTAACGCTATTACATCTTCCATTGCGTCTGTAATAGCAAAATAGTCGGAGTTCTGAACCAATTCTAAAGTAATATTAGAGTTTTTCAAAATTCCGACATTTTTTACATAAGGCAATTCGGGGGGTTGTGGTGCTCCGTGAGCCGGTTTCTTGTCCCACTCTTCCCCCCAAACATCATACTCCTCACTAAAGATAAATTCATATATATTGTCACCCTTATAATTGGGTCCTAAACTATTC